TCAGACAGTATTACGTCCGATTCACGATATCATCTATGCGATATTGCAGGATATTCCAGCAGACCAGACTTTTAGTCAGGCTGAAGGAATTAGTGCCTTACTTTCGATGGATACGAAACACTTTTGCTTTGATTTAACCGCTTTTACGGATCGTTTTCCGATGACAATTGTCAAAGGTCTACTTTCTGTATTAATCGGTTCTAACAAAGCAGAAGCGTGATATAACCTAATGTGTGGTGAAGCTTTTGATTATAAAGGTCAAAAGATTACTTACAATGTAGGTAATCCAATGGGTTTTTATACATCATGGGCTTTAACAACATTAGCTCATCATTGAGTTTTATTTGAATCTGCGATAAGGGCTAAGAAATTAGACTCTTATCAAAGTTCTTATAAATTACTTGGTGATGACATTGTTATATCTGAAGCTGATCTTGCAAAGGAATACCAGTCGGTACTCGCCGAAATTGGTGTAGAAATATCTTCTAGTAAAACTCATATAAGCAATTGCTTTGTTGAGTTTGCTAAAAGGTTCTTCATCAATGTAGGTGAAATATCGCCTGTGTCCAACAAGGGTATAAATGAGCACTCTAAGAACTTTTCAGCTCTTATTGAGTTCATGTATATTCTTGAAGGGAGAGGTGTGAATTTCTCTCATTCCTTGCTAGATAGCGCTTTTCTCTACTATTGTATTAGGAATACAGTAAGGTCGAAAGACAAACCTCGTATTCGTAATAGGATAGAAGAGGCTCAATTGTTGTATCAAGTTAGGGTCGGTATTGCTAATCCAATTAATTTAGTGAATCACTATTTAATTAGGTTCGCTTTCCCTACGTTAACTTGTAACATGAGGAATATTGCAGAAGCAATTATTTCAAATGTTACAGTACAACTTTTTGAGCAAAGTGCAGCTAAATTTGTAGGAGATAAGCAAGACAGGCTCTATCGAGCAATATTGCTTTATTCTGCATTCCCTACTGTAATCAATTCAGGGAGATCTCATCCTTGTCTTAGGGATATTCCTCTAATTCAAGAGACGGATCAAACTGATATTGTTTACAGTCATCCTTATAGTTACATAATAGGTAAGTTCGTTGAACAAGCTTATTATGATGCTATGAAGAAGGCTTTTACCATTGATACAAGTGGACGAGGGTTTTGAGGCCCAGATCTGCGAGTACTCATTGGAGCGGATGCTAATTCGATACTAAAAGATCGTAATTACATTCTTACAAGCAGGGTTTCTACATTGTTTCTAGATACGCTACGGTCTTCTTTGAAGACTTTGGCTATCTATAGCTAGTGGTAAATCTTACCTAGTTCAATGTTGGAGTGATGACCCAAAATTCATCAAACACCCGTAGGTGTTGTGCTCAAACACGAACCTTCAGGTTATCAAAGTGGTATAGCCCTAACAAGCTATATCCGCCGGATAACCTTATTGTGGGGGAGAC